AACCTGCGCCGGCCGTGGATCAGCCGGGGCATCGGTGTGACGCCGGCCAAGCCGCGCACGCTGATGGCTGAGGTCTGGTCACGGGATCGCTTCATGGCGGCGCAGGAGACGGGCGGCAGTCATCCCGATGCGCGACCCATTCCGGCCGGGCGGTTGCGCGAGATGGCACAGACCCGCGTGATCCCCAAGAGCCAGTGGCTCGATCAGGTCAAGAACAAGCCTACCGTCTTCTACCGGGCGGGGATGCTGTTCGAGCGCCGTGATGAGCGACGCATCCTGGCGCTCTACCTGCTGCGGCCCAAGGCCCAGATCAAGGTGCAGCCGCGCTTCGGTATGGCCGAGACGGTCCGGAGCGTGGCCTTGCGCGAGTACCAGCGGCAGATGGAACGGGCGCTGCGGGAAGAACTGGCGAAGGGCACGTGATGGTGTCTGACGCATCTGACACATCTGACGGGTCCTCCCGGGCGATCTAAAAAGCGGGGGACGCGCCAACCGCCCGGCTTGCCTAGCGCCAGCGACAAAAAGAGGTTGCCAGTTGCCACCGAAGTTTCCACTCCCAAGGTGATCCACCGCTGACGATTGATTGAACCGCCCGGCCCGGAGGAATGCGATGGGACTGTCCATCCGGGCCTATGCCCAACACCGTGGCGTGAGCCACACCGCTGTGGCCAAGGCCATCAAGGCCGGGCGCATTCAGGTCGAGGCCGACGGCAAGATTGATCCGGTCAAGGCCGATGCCCAGTGGGCGCGTAACACCCTGCCGTCGCAGAACCTGAATACCGGCGCCACGAAACCTGCACCGAGGGTGGCAACCCCACCTGTTTCCACTCCGGTTTCCAGTCGTGAGGCGCAAGCGCCCCTGGAAACCCGGGCCACCGCTCCCGACTACCAGACCAGCCGCGCCATTCGTGAGGCCTATGCCGCCCGCCTCGCCAAACTCGAATTCGAAGAACGCACGGGCAAGCTGCTCAACGCCGACGAGGTGAAGGTCAAGCACTTCAACCTTGCACGGCTGCTGCGTGACCGCATCCAGCAAATCCCTCGCAAGCTCGCCCCGCAGATCGTGGCAGCCGTGGTCGCACAGCCCGACCAGCGCGTGGTGGAAGACCTGCTGATGGATGCGATCCGCGAAGCCTTGGAGGAACTCTCCCGATGACCGTCACCCCCACCATGGCCAGTCGCATCGAAATGTGGCCACTAGAACGCCTAACGCCCTACGCCAAGAATGCCCGGACCCACTCCGACGCCCAGGTGGCGCAAATTGCCGCCAGCATCGTCGAGTTCGGTTTTACCGCGCCGCTGCTGGTGTCGGAAGACGGCGGCATTCTCGCTGGCCACGGTCGCCTGGCCGCCGCCAGCAAACTCCATCTGGACGCCGTGCCCGTGGTGGTGCTCGACCACCTGACGCCCACCCAGCGCCGTGCCTACATCCTGGCCGACAACCAGCTGGCGTTGCAGGCCGGATGGGATCAGGAACTCCTTGCCGTCGAGTTGGCCGACCTGTCGGCGGCAGGCTTCGATCTGGCATTGACCGGATTCAGTGATGAGGAACTGGCCGACCTGCTTGGCGACATCGAAGAGGCCGAGCGTGCCGATGAGGATTCGCCCATTGGCGAACCCGTCGACGAGGACATTCCGGAGGCGCCAGTCACCCCGGTCAGCCAGCCGGGCGACATCTGGCAATTGGGTGTCCACCGCCTGATTTGTGGCGACTCGACCGACCCCGCCGTGGTCGCGGCCCTGATGGCCGGCGGCACTGCTCGCCTGTGCTTCACCAGCCCACCCTACGGCCAGCAGCGCGACTACACCCAGGGCATCGCCGACTGGGATGCGCTGATGCGCGGGGTCTTCGCCAACCTGCCGATGGCCGACGATGGCCAGGTGCTGGTGAACCTCGGACTCATCCACCGCGACAACGAGGTCATCCCGTACTGGGATGGTTGGCTCGCCTGGATGCGCACACAAGGCTGGCGGCGCTTTGGTTGGTACGTCTGGGACCAAGGGCCGGGGATGCCGGGTGACTGGGCGGGACGCCTGTCCCCGAGCTTCGAGTTTGTATTCCACTTCAACCGCCAGAGCCGCAAACCCAACAAGATCGTGCCCTGTAAGCACGCGGGCCAAGACAGCCATTTGCGTGCCGACGGCAGTTCTACCGCGATGCGCGGCAAGGACGGCGAGGTCGGGGGCTGGACCCATGCCGGGCAGCCCACCCAGGACTATCGAATCCCGGACAGCGTGATCCGCATCATGCGCCACAAGGGCAAGATCGGCCGCGACATCGACCATCCGGCGGTGTTTCCGGTGGTGCTGCCTGAGCACATCTTGCTGGCGTACTCGGAACCGGGTGATGTCGTCTTCGAACCCTTTGGCGGCTCCGGCACCACGATCCTGGCCGCCCAGAAGACCGGACGCCAGGCTCGCGCCATCGAACTCGCCCCGTCCTACACGGATGTGGCGGTCAAGCGCTTCCAACAGAACCACCCCGACGTCCCGGTGACCTTGATGGCCACCGGGCAGACCTTTGCCGAGGTCGAACACGAACGATTGGAGAACACCGATGCAAGCCTGGCTCGCTGACAAACTGGAGCACTGGCCCATCGAGCGCCTGTTGCCCTATATCCGAAATGCTCGAACCCACTCCGAGACCCAAATCGCTCAGATCGCGGCGAGCATCGCTGAATTTGGATTCACCGCGCCAATCCTGGCTGGGTCGGACGGCGTAATTGTGGCCGGTCATGGTCGTTTGGCGGCGGCGCGCAAGCTGGGTCTGGCGACCGTGCCCGTGGTGGTGCTGGAGCATCTCACCCCGACCCAGCGTCGGGCCCTGGTGATCGCGGACAACAAGATTGCCGAGAACGCTGGGTGGGATGAGGAACTGTTGCGCCTGGAGCTGGCCGAGCTTCAGGAGGCCGACTTTGACCTGGCGCTCACCGGCTTCGATGCCGACGAGTTGCTGGAGATCATGGCGGGCGAGGAAACCACTGCCGAGGGCAATACTGACGAGGATGCCGCGCCCGAGGTGCCGGTCACCCCGGTGTCCAAGCCGGGCGACGTTTGGATCATGGGCAAGCACCGACTGCTCTGTGGCGATAGCACCGATGCTGCGAGCTTCGCTCTGCTGATGGCCGGCGAGAAAGCCCACATGGTGGTGACAGATCCACCCTATGGCGTGAACTACGCCAACAGTGCCAAGGACAAGATGCGCGGCACGAATCGCCCAATCTTGAATGACAACCTGGGCGAGGACTTCGAGCCCTTCCTCAAGGCGGCGCTCACCCCAATGATCGCGCACTGCCAGGGGGCGATCTATATCGCCATGTCATCCAGCGAGCTCGACACCCTGCAGTCCGCCTTCCGCGCCGCCGGCGGCAAGTGGTCGACCTTCATCATCTGGGCCAAGAACACTTTTACGCTAGGGCGCTCGGACTACCAGCGCCAGTACGAGCCGATCCTCTACGGCTGGCCCGAGGGCGCCACCCGCCACTGGTGCGGCGACCGTGACCAGGGCGATGTCTGGCACTTCAACAAGCCGCGTGTGAACGATCTGCATCCGACGATGAAGCCGGTGGAGCTGGTCGAGCGGGCGATCCGCAACTCCAGCCGTCCTGGTGACATCGTGCTCGATCCCTTCGGCGGCTCGGGCACCACGCTGATCGCCGCTGAGAAGTCGGGGCGTCAGGCGCGGCTGATCGAACTCGACCCCAAGTACGTGGATGTGATCGTTCGCCGCTGGCAGGAATACGCCGGCGCACAGGCAGTGCGGGAAGCGGATGGGGTGCGATTCGATGACCTGGTCGGCACGGCAGAGACCGCCGACGAGGTCGGTGCCGACGTTGAGGAAGCCCTGTGAAGCAGTCGCGCTGGATGTCGCTGCTGGAGGCTGTGACCAATGTTCTGGTCGGCTATGGCGTGGCGGTGGCGACCCAGTGGGCGGTGTTTCCGCTGTTTGGTCTGCACGCCACGTTGCAGGAGAACCTGGTGATCGGCTTGATTTTTACCGTCGTCTCTTTGATTCGAAGCTACCTGCTGCGCCGGGCGTTTGAGGGGCTGCGCGTGCGTCAGCTGTCCGGAAACTCGGGATAAAGGTCGCCGCTGCTGATGTCGGCGATGTAGGTGACGTCGCGGAACTCTTCCGGGGTGTCAGCCAGAATTACGCCACCAACGGACTGGATCGCCACCCCGTACTTGCGGGTCAGTGCCGTCAGTTCTGTGACGAAATGATCGTAGTTGGCTTCGAGTTGTGGGCTGGTGGGGACGACGGCCATGATGCGCTCCTTATGCCGCCAGGGATTCTTCGATGATCTCGCAGTGGATCACGAACCCGGTGAGGTAAGGCAGCCCCTTGGGGATGTCGTACTGCTTGGCTGTCTGGCGGCCAATCGTCCAACCCATCCAGCGCTGGGTGGCGGCGTTGATCGCGTCCTGCAGGGTTTTGCCCTCGTAAAGCCCGTTTTGCACATCGTCGGCAAAGTGGCGGCCGTGGCGGCTGTCGAGGAAGGTGCGGACCGATTCGAGTGGTTGGTAAGTCGCGTCCGAGATGGCGGTCATGGCCAGCGGCCAGGCGGCTTCGGCGTGCTCGTTCATCGTCCCGAAAAACCCCCAATCGGTGACGGTCGGGGCGGGGATCTGGGTGGTGGTGTTCATCTCTGGCTCCTGGTGGTTGATCGTTGCGACACCCGTAGTAACGCGCTTCGGGCGATGGAAGCCAAGCGCTTGTTCGATCTTTTTGCGCTTGGCTCGGGGTTCCTCATTCCATCGTGTCGGCACGTACCAGTTCCGCCTGGGCGCTGGCGATCAGATCCAGGCGCAGGTTCGGGGTGATGTTGCAAGCGAGCTCGTTCAGGGTCCAATTCATCACATCGGCCTTGTCGCGCAGCGACTCAGCTTCTTCGAACCGGCTGGTGTAGCGATCCAGTTCGCGCAGTGCCCGCTCCAGGGTGGATCGCGCCTGAGCCAGGGCTTCGCGAGCGCGGTGTTCGGCGTGCTGGGCTTGGAAATCGCGGGGGGTGTTCATGGGGGTGCTCTCCTTTCGGTTGATCGTTGCGACACCTGTATGAACGCGCTGATCACCATCGAAGCCAAGCGATTCAAAGAGCATTTTTCGGTCACGGGTTGGCCAGTCTGTCGAGGATGCGCAAGGCGGCGGGATCGCCTGCCAGCGCCCGGCGCAGGGTGCGGATGGCCTGCTCGCGCGACACCTCTGGGCGACGGTTGTCGATCTGCCAGGCAATCGCGCCGGCCTGCTCGTCATCGGCGGCAGGCATCGCTTCGGCAATGCCGACGTAGCGCCCGTAGCTGCCGCCGGAGGGATCGACAAACAGCGTCCGACGATTCGGTGCGCTGACAGCCACCACGCGCCGACGCCCTGCCGCGTGGCCGCCGAGCCCGGCCAGCCAGTCCCGATCCTGCAGCAGCGTGCTGGCGAAGGCGTCGTACTCAGCCTCGGTCAGTTCCTTCCGCCACTCGATCTCGATGGGCTCGAGCGGTGCACTGGGGTCACTGTTGTGCAGCACTTCGTCGAGGCTGTAGGGCTTGCGGGCAAAGCGGGCACGAATCGGTGTGTGGTTAGGAGTTTGGCTGGCGGTGGTCATGGTGGCGTCCTTTCAGTGGAGAGTGGTGACAGCAGCATTCACGCGCTTGTCGCCAGGGAAGCCAAGCTCAATCTGCATCGTGGTCGGCATCGATGGCCTCGATGGCCAGCACCACATCGGCGATGCGGTCGGCCTCGAAGCCAAAGCCTCGGTGGCGCAGGAGGTGCTCGATGCTCGGATGCTTCATTCGGGCGATCTCCCGGCAGGCCGCCAGCAAGGTCTGCAAGTGGTCTGCCGGGGATCAGGGCGTCGATCTGGACGCTCACGCCGTGACCTCCTCGGCGATGCGGTAGAGGCGCTGACCCGCACCCGGGGTACCGGCAGTTCCTTCGATCTTTTCGGAGACGATGTTCAGGCCCAACTTCTTCTTGAGCGCCCCGGCAAAGGTTCCCCTGATCGTGTGGTGTTGCCACCCCGTCGCCTCACTGATCTGCGCGATGGTGGCGCCCTCGGGGCGTTTGAGCATCTCGATCACCAGCGCCTGCTTGCTGTGCTCGCGGCCCCGCTTGGCGGCGACATCGGGTTGAGCCTGTTGCCAGCTGGCCTCGGCGGAGGCGACTGCTGCCTCCAGTTCCGGGTCGTCGGCCAGGGGCGGCGCGACGCTCCCCGTTGCGCCAATCGGGGGCAACACCTCTTGCGGTTGGGCTTCGCCCTTGATGACGGCGATGGCGGCGCGCGTGATGCGCCACTGGCCCTCGGCCTGCTCGATCAGCCCGCGCTGCGCGAGGCTGGCGATCATCTTCAGTTTGGCGCCGCCCTTGAGGTCGAGCAGCGGTTCGATCAGGCCATTGGCATCGCAATGCGCACGGGTGATGAGGTCGAGTTGGCGTTCGGTGATTGGGGTGGTTTGTGCAGACATGGTCGTGCTCCTTGTGGGTGATGTGAAGTTCAGGCGGCTTGCTGGCTGGTCGGT